ATAGGTTCATCCAAGTAAGGTTCAATAGTCTCATCAAATTGCTCTTTACTCACTATTTCAAACATTGTACCAGTTGCCCCCTGCATGGTGATTACACTTTCAACCCCTGTCGCATATTCTGTCTCTGTAGTGTATTTAAACGTGTCATCTAGTACCGTAATTACTCCATTTTCTTTGTCGTAATTTACTATTTTTTTGTAAGCTGTTTGAGTTTTCATAATTTCTATATTTTAAATTGTTAATTGTGTTATGCAAACTTACAATTTTTTTTAATTACAAACCTAATTTATTTTACGTTTTTTTATAAAAAAACCTCTAAATTATTGATTTAGAGGTTTTTACGGTTGCTTTATTTTAGTTTTTACGATAGTGTTATAGTTGTGCTTACTATATCCGTAGTGTCTATATCAACAGGAGCTACCGTATAGCTCCCCCCTGCCGTTGCTATTCCTGCACTTATTTTTATAAGCTCCTGATTTACAGCTAATTGAATATTATTTAAGGCCGTTTGCAACTCGATCCCCAATACCGCTGGATTACCCCCCCCATTTAGCTCAATTTTCCCATCATTTTTTAAAATAATAGTAGATTTAACCACATTAACGCCCCCCTGCGCCCCCATGGAATAAAGCCTTATTTCGCCCTTTTCCGTTACGTAACTTTCATTTATATAGCCAATTATCAAAGCTTCGTCTGCGTTGCTTGTTTCGGCATATATTGCCGTCATTTTATCTACAGGTCTTGAATCAATCCCGAATGGCGAAGCTTGAATTGCTGTTTTACCGCCGTACTGAAATACTTTTAACACTAGCCTTAGCTTTTCGATAAAGCTTGAATCTACCTTTGAAGTTGTTATCATAGTTATGTTTGTTATTGGTTTCAAAAAAAAAAAAATCTTTTCAAAAAAAAAAAAAAAAAAAAAAAATTTTTTCTTTCTATTAATCATTAAAGAATAGTCTTGTCATTTGTGTATTTTGAAACAGGCTCGTTTAATTTTGGTTCTAAATGGTGGTCATCGTCTTTGTGGTTAAAAGTTATGTTTCGTACCAGTTCCCCACCTGTAAACGCTTCGGGAACTAAACACCTAATACTTGTCGTTTCCTTTTTTGGGTCAAATTCAAATGTAATTTCTTCCACCATAAATCGGTTATAAGCATAGCTGTAAACATAGTGATTGTGAACTAGGATAATTTCGCCTGGATATATAGTGTCAAAAATACCAACCAAATCCACCGTAGTAACGATGTTCTTTAATTCCGAAGCCAGTTCGTTCTTGGCCGCTTGTTTTACATCAACATCGCCCCCACTACTCAAAATTCTAGTTGTAGGCCTGTATTTTCTAACCAAAGGATTTTTTGCTACATCAACCGTTGATACTCCCTCATTATCCATACTTGGCTGTCTAACTACGTTTATATGGCTGTGCATTGCTTGGCCATTGTATGAGGTTGTTATTTTGATTGCATTTCCTTTGCCAAACTTAAATTTAGGTAATTGGTTGTACTCCGGTTGGAATAAAACAATCTCGCCTTTCTCGTTATGAGATAGCAAAACGTTTTTTTGGCTGCATAATTTTGATAGATATTCTCTAATTGTTTCCGTAGGTCCTGCGCTTGTCCTGCCAAACACCGCTTTAGATTTTGCTTTTAAACTTTCATAATTCGTTTTCTCTTTTAGGCCTTTTGGCGAAATTACGGCACCGCTCACTAAGTTGGCCAGCCCTTTGAATACGTTTGTTTTAATGCCAAATAAACCGCCTAAACGGTTGCTTATATCCAACAATGAGCGTTGATTTGATTCTAAAGGGTAATCGCTTGGTGGTATGGTAACATCTTCTAAAATACCACTTTTTGAATAGCCACTAATGTGAACCAAATTTCGGTATTGGTCTGAATCAAAAACATGATTCAAAATAGTTCCAGTCAAAATTAACTTACCCTCTGAATTAAAAATTTCAACATCATGGTACTGCAATGGTTTGAAAATTTCTTGATGCTCAATTTTTTGTGGAGAAAAAAAAGCCGAAAACTCAAATGGAAGGATTCTATATTAAAAATGCCGAGTTCCAATTTAAAAAGATTTGGAAATAAAACAATTATCTTTGAATAAAAATATTTTTTCATTTAAAAGTAACAAAATATGAATTGGTTAGAGCAGATAGAAAATGTAAAATACTCTATAATTACAGGCGATGGAGAGGTGTTTTATCCGTTGTGGAGGGGGGCAACAAAGGCGAGGGAGTTCAACACTTCTATTTATGAATTTATCGATGTACACGGTTCTTTGGTTGTTCGTAAAAAGCCAAAATCAGATCAATTAGATTTAACATTTTGGTTTCAGGGCGATAATTATATAAACGAAGCGAACCGATTTGAGTTTTCGGCAAATGACCCAAGGCCATGGACTTTAACGCACCCGATTTATGGCACCCGAATAGGCCAACCATTATCAATAAAAAGAGGGGATGAAAACTTAAACGTAGTTGAGTTTACTATTCCATTTTGGGAAACAATAGAGGAGAGTTACCCTATATCTAACTACAGCGTTAAAGATAATACTAGAGACCGGCACGCTCAAATTTATGAAGCTTGTGCTAATTCTTATGTAGAAAATAATCCTTTAAAAACTTCGGATATTGAAAACGTTTCAGATAGTGTGAATAACATGGCTGGAGAAATGCAGTACATTCAAAACACCTCAACTTTTTCAGAGTTTCAAAACGAATTGGCCACGGCTATTGATGCAGCTTTTAATTTGGTTAAAGAGCCTTTTGAAGCAATGCAAAAGATTCAAAACTTTTTAGATTTAGTTTCTGTTTATGAAATGGTTGTAGAAACTAGACTGGGTGTTTATCTAGGTATATTTGAGCAACTAAAAACTACAGTAGTTGCGTTGAGTGATAAAAAGTATTTTGAATCAATGGGGGCTTCTTTAATTGCTTCGATGGCTTTGGCCGCCGTTACGCCATTGGCAGGAGATTATAAATTAATTTCTAAAATAGCTTCGGTTACTGCTCAAATACAATCTGTTTACTCTCAATATGTTCAAATATTAAATAATTCCTATGTTAGCATTTACAACGTAAACAAAACATTTGTTCCAAACGCATTGGTACAAAATCAATTGAGTAATTTGGTAAATGCTACAACAGCCAATTTATATCAAATGACTTTTGAAGCAAAAAGAGAAAGAATTATTAGCGTAGAATCAGACACGAATTTATTCTCTAATTCTAAAAGTGTAGGTGCCCTCATGGTTTCCGATGGCAAAATCATAGGCATTAACCAAGGATTAAGAATATTTAATATTTTGTAAAACAGTTGAAAAAAATAAACACCATGAGCGCACCTACACTTTTAGAATTAGAGAATAAATTACAGCAAGCCAAAGAGCTATGCTACAACAACGCTGTTGAATTGCACAAAATTGATGAGTTAGAAAAATTCTGTGATGACTTGTTCCCGACCGCTTTTGGATTAATGTATAATCGTGAAAATGCAAAGTTAGTCATATATGATTACTTAGGAACTTTAAACAAGGAGTATCAGGAAATTTCCAAAGACAATCACTACTCTGTTTTTGGTACTTTTTCTACGATAAAAGATAATTTTCATGTAAAAGAAAATCCAGCACCAGCGACCTATATTAAAGCTTACCACTCAGGTAATTTTGTAAAATGCTTTGAACTTTTTGACAAGTTTTAACATGAAAGCATTTATCGCTCTAGTTATAGCCGTTATTACGGTTGTAGCATTAATTATAAACGGTGTTTTGCACCTTTAAAAATTAAACCCAGCTATTGTATAACCGTTGTTATATGATGGCTTTATATTCAGAAATTATGAAAACAGCATTAAATCAATTAGAAGATTGGATTTTAAAATTTGAAAGACAAAACGGAACTCCAACAATGTGCGAAATAAAAGCACAATTAGAAATGTTTAAAGAAGTTGAAAAACAACAAATAGTTGAAGCGGTTAATTATGGGTACGAGTTAGATTTTTCAGATGATGACAATACATACACAAAAGGAGAGGAATACTTCTACGAAAATTTTACGTGTCTAGGTTCGTAAGCTATCATATAACTATCCGCTAACCGCAAAAAAAGTATCAAAAAATAACTAAACAAAGTCCTGAAATATGGCAAACAACATGACTAAAGAATTTACACAAAACGGCATCACATTAGTTTTTTTCAAAAAAGAAAATGACAACAAGTATTCATTTGCAATCAAAGGCGATGATGAACTAACGGAAAGAATTTTACAAAACACTTCTAGCCACAGAGTAAAAGAGGGCGAAATTTTTTTCGTTAGAAAAGCAATTTTTGAAAAATTGAAAAACAATATGTTTTCAGAAGTAAAGAAGGTAAATCAATTAAACCCAATTGTTGAACTATCTGAATTTTGCCAGCAACAATGGGGTAGAAACATTGAAACTAGAGTTGTAGGCAAAACAGGTTCATGCCACAACCCAATCATTACGGTTGAGGTGGAGTTGCCAGACGGAAGAATTTTTACCGCATCAGGTATGAATCAAAAAATAGCTAAACAAAAGGCTTCTGAAAATGCTTTATTAAAATTAAAATAAAAAACCATGAAAACATTTGAATCATTTAAAGAGTTTATTGTCCAAAAATGCAAACAAACAAAGTCCTGAAACACGGCAAACAACATGGAAAATTTAAAAGAATTAAACGAATTAGTAAAAAGCCTTGATGTTGCTAAACAAAGGCTTGAATTATTTGATAACGGCAATCATATAATGTACTTAACTATTAACAGCTATCAAAACTCTACCAATGATGTTGAACTATCAGAGGACGATTCTACGGCGGTCACGAGTTTAATGATAGAATTATACTCTAAAAAAGTAAATTCGTTGAGTAAAGAATTGTCAAAATTCAAAATAAAGAAAAGTGCCAAAATATAAATCTCCATCCACCGCTTTAAGTGGTATTATGCTTTTTATTCAAGGGATAAGCATAGATTGGTACAAAAACAATATCAAAGAAATAAGAGATTTAAACCCTTATTTAATTGAAATAAGAAAACAAGCCGAACCAAACAGGCCTGCGGCTGCGGAAACCGAAAAGAACGCAATTTATATTCAAAAAAATATAAGTTTCAAAAAAGTCAGAGAGTATTTTAATCAAAAAATAAAAACAACATGAAAAACCACAAAGTTACCCTGAAAATCGTATCAACCGATCCAAAAGAAAAAATCGAAATCGAACACAGCGACACTTTTTTGACCAAAACCAAAAAAGACGCAGAAAAAATGGCGATAGAAAAAGCCCAAAAGGATATAGTGTTTAACTGCAAAATTAGCGTTTTGAAAACAAAAGAAATTTAGAAAAATGAAATTAGAATTAAAACACCTAGCACCTTATTTGCCCTACAATGTAGTCGTTTGTGTTAATGACTTTAAAGTTGTAAATGTAAAACCAATTCATAAATTACACACAAATGAAGGTGTAGGAAATATAAACCATATATTAACATCCGACAGGTATAGATTATCGCTTCGTCCACTTTCAGACCTCGTGAAAGAAATTGAGCATAACGGAGAAACGTTTGTGCCGATTGAAAAAATTAAAAATATGTGGGGTTATAAAACTTTTGAATATCAAGGATCTGTTAGTTATGCTCATTATTTTAAGCTTGAAAATAATGAGCCAGCAATACTTCATCTTCCATACTGTTTTATCGAACTGTTTTTAGAATGGCACTTCGATATTTACGGACTTATTGAAAAAGGATTAGCAATCGAAAAACAACAAAAATGAAAGGAAAAATAGAAAAACTAAAAGCTTACATGAAGGCTAGTGATGATTTTACAGATTTGATTTTTATAAACGAAGCTTGGATAACAGGTAGTTTTAAAGGGATTTACTTTGAACTATCAAGACTTTCAACAGATAAGCCAGCCGTTTATGTAAGTATTTCGGAATCTTTACTATCCGAAATCCTACTACACTTCGGTATAATCGAAACAAACCGTTTCAAAAACACCAAAGTAACCCATCGCAGTTTGAATTTACTGGCAAAAATCGTTAGAAAATCGTTTGACGAAAAACAGAATACAAAAGAACGTGGTCAAGAAATTGTTGATTTAGCTTTTCAGTTGGAGTTGCCTAATGCCGAGCAAATGAAAATTGACCACGAAAATAATATTTATGTACCATGGATATAAAAAAAATATTAATATGCGCCTTAATCTTAGGCGTTTTAACCGTAACAATAATGGCTATGCTTTATGCCGTGGTTGTTTTTGAAAATTAGAAATTATGAACAAAAATAAAGTTCCATCAACGGATGTTAAATGCAGGTTTTTTGCTCAATATTGGGGAACTAAAACAATGTACGTTGGTGGAGTTGGATTAGTAGAAACTGGAACTGGAGGTTGGAATTTAAAACACCCTAATTTCTTTTTGCAATTAAAACCGCTTTCGAAAATTTCTGATGAAGATGCTGAACATATAATGCAATTAGAAGCGTTTATCGATGGTTTTTTATCTGATGATTTTTTAAACTTTTTAATTGATTTAAAAAAAGGACATTGCAATAAGTTTGAAGTAGTTGATTTTTTACGCTCAAAAGGCTATGCCGTGCCTTTTTTAGAATATTCAGTTGAAGATTTAATATTTTTCGGTTGGGTGCGGTTGGGTTGAAATTAACTTACTATGCCATCCTATACGGTTGCGTTGATTCGGCTGGCACTATGTAGTTGCTATTATAGGCAGGACGGATTATTAAAAACTAAACATTATTAAAATGGAATATAAAATTAAAAAAGGAGATAAGTTTTTGTGTTTAGAAGATTACGAAATGAACGATGAAAGAATATCTTACACAAAAGGTAAAATATATCAATCTGATTTAGATGGTAGAATTACAGATAATGAATTTGATGTTATGCACGAAATGGAATGGCAAAATGATTTTTTTGAATATTTTGAATTAATTGTTTCTGATTTAAAATTATCAAACAAATCAAGATTAGAAGAAGCGTTAAAACAGTCTATTTCATTATTAATGCAGACTACTGAATTTGAAGTTTTAGAAAGTTTCAAATTAAAGGTTGCTGAATTGCAAAAAGTTCTTATAAAGGCAAATGCGTAGTCTTGCTACTAACATTTCGTGGCTTTGTCTTGTTGCCTAAAAATAGACCAAATCTTTAAATTAAAAACAAAAAAAACCGCTAGCACCAAACTAGCGGTTTTTTTTTGTTTTTAACCATTAAAAAATTAAAACCACTTCTTAGCAACCTCTCCCGAGCTAAAATAAATAGAATTGTTAAAGCTAAAAAGTTGCCCTACAACGCCCGAAAACGTATTCACAAATACCTTAGAACCACTTAATACATTAAATCGGTTCAGTTCGCCTGAAATCAACGTTAGCAAAGTATTAGAACTTATTACTGCATTTGTTGTTTTACTAAATGAATTATCTAAAAATCCATTTCCAACAAAAGTAAGAGTGGCTAAAGTTGGGTCATAAATCAACCTTGAAACAATAAAATCACTAGCAATCGTATTCATATTGTTTGTTACGTAAACTGTACCCCCATCGGTTGCACCACAATAAACGTATGGTAAAAAATCATCTGTATTGCCCATTGTAGCCCCCGAAATAGTAACAGGATATGATACCGTTAAATCGTTTAAGCTAAATTGTCTAAAAAAATATGTATTCAAAGATGGTGTATTGCAAAAACAAAGTACATGGCCATTTATCACAAACACTTCTAAAACCTCAACCGTTCCCTCGCTCACATTTGTACGGATAATGTTTTCTAATCCGTAAACCATTGGCGAATCATTCATTAATTTACCATTGTCATGGTACATCATTACATTTGAATCGTTGTAGGCTAATGGCGTTCCCATAACAGTATAAACCTCGCTCGCATTTGAGCCTACAGAAGTCAAAGAATAAGCTTTTACTTTTGCTTGGTCTAATACTACTAAAACTAAATCAGAAGCTTTAAAACCTGCGCTCTCAAAGCTGTAATTCACCGTACCAATACCAACAAAATTATAAGTAGTTCCTGCAACATAATTTTCTGTGGCTATCGCAACAAAATGTGTTTTGTTTGGGAAATGATCTACATCAAAATTAATACTCCATGTTGTTGCGCTTAAACTCAAAACTTGCTGAATATCCGTCAAATTATTTGGCAATAATTTTAAAGCATTAAGTATTTGATAACCTGTAGAATCCTTGTCTTGAATTTGGTTTGGCGTTACTCCTACTGTTTGCAATAACTTGTACATATTGGTCAAAACATCGCCTAAAACTTCTTCTACTATTGGCGTTCCATCCTCTGTGTCCGTTTCGTTCTTAATTCCCCCAAATGGCAATTGTGGGTCTTGATTAAACGTTACGCCTAATTGATTTACTGTTTTCATTATATTTCTTCTTCTATTTTTACATAAATTTCTAAGGTTCTATCGGTATAAGCTCCATCATTTTCAATATAAACCTCGATAGCATTTGCTGTTACAGGAAACCAAGTCAAAGGGCGTATGTCGTTAGCGTTTTCTGTTCCGTAGATGATTCTTATACTAAATGAAGACATATATTTTGCTGGGAAATTTTGACTAAAAACAATCCTAATTATCCCACCTTCATCTGTGTTGCCTGCCTTGTGCGCGCTAATAATATCCCCATAAGTTGCATAAGTTGTGTTTATAGCATCATCATCAACATTAGAACAGGTAAAAGTACCAAACATTTTCAAAGGCGTTGCTCCAATACCTGCAACAATATCAAAGTGAGCTTTTGGATAAAGTCCGTTTCTCAAAGTACTAGCCAAAAAATTAACCGAGCTAGCTCCGATTACTAAATTGGTAAATGCACCTAAAAAAGAAAGAGGTGTTACAGCTTTATCGTCTATCGATCCTGCAATAGTTTCAGGCGTTGTTGCTTTCTTCAAATACCCAAGCTCAGAAACCATTGCGTTTAAGCTGTTAAAATCCGCAACCCTAATGATTGATACCCCTAAAGTCGTTTTAATCACTCTAACATACTCATTTGCTTTAAAATCGCCTGAATAAGTTATTGGGAACGTGGCAGGTTGTGAACCTTTTATAGTCGTTTCAACTCCTTTGTTTACACCTGCTAAACAAAGTATATATTCGTTTTCAAGCATTTGAGCAAATTTTATATCTACAACCAATTCAGTACCGTTGGTGTTTAATGGGTAGATATAATCGTTTTTAGAAGCCAAGGCCCTAAAAGCTTCAACTAATTGATAGCCGTTAGTTGTATTATCGGGTAAATCATTTGGCGTAATATCATACAGTCGCATCAATTTCTGAACAAGCTGGTGTATATCGCCCTTAGTTTGTTCAGATACAGGCGTGCCGTTGTCTGTTCCGTCATTGTCCTTAACCCTACCATCAGGATAATCAGCCAAATTTGACTTATCCACGTTTGGCATATTAAATAAATTTCTCATTTTTTTTTATATTTTAAGCAAAGTTAATAAAAGTATAAGCTACCAAATGGCAGGGCTTTAGTTTTAAGACCAATTCTCTAAACTCAATTTCTCTATTGGCTGGAATCGTTGCTGTAGTACCCAAGACTTGGCCCCCAATAAAAAAAGTAGCCCATTGGTTCCCGAACCCAACCGAAAATGATTCATTTGGTTTTGATGAATTAGCTATCACTTGCGAAGAAACAGCCCCATGCTGCAATCCTAATCCGTGTTGCACGCTATTGGCGTGTTGAGTTAAATTTAATGCGCTACCTGTAATATCCGAAGGTGTTTTGTAAACCCAAACTCCACCCTCTAAAAAACCATTTTCATGCACAAAAACATTGAACCCAGCCGTTTGTAATTGATATTCTAAATACTCTTTACTTTGCCGAGCCTTAACATTTCGGCCACGGCTCATTTTTCTGTAAATAGCTTTCTTTCTATCTTCCAAAGGTGCGTATATATTACTTCTTAATCCAAGCCTGTACTCCCATAAGGAGCAATCGTCACTATTAAAATTTTCGTTATCAGGGATTAACGAATCCAATGTAGAACGGCAATCATTTATAATCCTAATAAAACTAACATTGATAGCTTCGTGAAGCTTATCGCCAACGCCAAATTTAGGAAACGTAAATGCCAAACCTGTTGGGTACAAACTCACGGCCAGCCCCGACATTATAGATGTTAAACTTGCTCTTATTTTGGTTGGCCATCTAAAAGGCGTATTTCTACCAAATGGCGTTTTAAGGCCGAAAACCGTACTATTTTCAGTTACTTGATACATTTTAGTTGTAGGTTATAGTGTTTAAAAAAGGAATATTGCCTAACTCAAATTCGTAAGATGTGATTTGGTTTCCATTTGCAAACAAGGCCAAGGTGTTGAAGAAATTACCGTTTGTTAAAGTGTCTGTTACAACTCCTTGAATGTTGCCTGAATACAAAACATCGTTCTTGTTTCTAAGCAAATCTACACCATCCATGTAAGGCCTAACGCCGTACAGAAAAGTATCAACGCTAGAAAATATCGCGTCCTTTACCGTTTGTGATTGATCGCTTAATCCCGATATTGTAATATCCACAGGCACTAGAGTTATAGGAATTGTGAAAATTTTAGCTTGCATCGGTTTTCTTGAACGCTCATAAGTAGGTTTAGATACATCGGGGTCTTGACTTACTACAGCCAAAACTAAATCTAAAATGGTTTGTGTTGGCGTGCCTAAATTATCCGCGCTATCAACCTTTGTGGCTTCTACATAAATATCTACAAACCCTGCATTCCCACTCCTAACATAAGGGTAAACCGAACGTACCCCTTGTGCATCACTAGCCCAAACAATATAATCGCCAGGAGACCCCCCTTGCGGTTCTAACTGAATAGCGTTCAAAATTGCCTTTCTATAATTAGCTTCGGTTTCGGCTGCCGTTGGTTGGGCTGCAATACTTGTAACCGTAGCTGTTTTATTCACACCTATAACCGGTTCTGTTATGGTTAAATTGTCGCCAATATTCAAATTATAATCAACTCCGGCACCGGTTGAACGCACTTCGATAATATCAGTTGTCGAAACCATAACATGAGCTGCATTTAAAATATAAACTTGGCCAGCATTCAAAGCATCTGCATTTGATTGAAAAGTTAAATTACTTCTCAAAGTAGAACCTATCACGCCTGTAACCGATATGTTAAATACCCCAGTTGAATCAGGGAACATTTCTCTGTTTAAATACATTCTACCAAAACGTTCTAGTGTGCCGCCATTCTTTTCCGTTGTGGCCCTATCAGGAAAACCATTGTCCTGAATATCGCCAAGAAATAAATAAATTAATTTTATTTGCCCTGCCAAAACCAAAGCAAAGGCATTCAAAACATTTCTTAAACTATTTCCAATGATGTTTAATTTGCTTCTTAAATCGCTAGAAATAGAATCGTATAACTCATTTGTAGTTGGGATTTTTTTCATATTTTTTGTTGTAAAATTAATTCGTTTTTAGAATTATCAAAGATAACCTCTAAAGTTTTAGATTCCGTATTTGTTTTACCGCTTAATTCGATGGTTATTTTGACTGAATTAATACCTAGTAATGATACCGAAGCCGTGAAATTAGCGAAGCCTTTTATAGCTTCTAAATCGGTGTTTACGGCTTGTAAAATAGCCAACCTACCCGAACTATTCAAAACTACATTTCTAAGCGTTCTTTCGGTATTAGAATTGAATTGTTCAGGCCTTGAATCTCGCCAAATTAAAGAGTTGCCCCAGTAATCGAAACGCTCCTCTGTGCCTATGTAGCTAGATTCAGTATTGGCTTTTAAATTGCCCCCAAACAAAGCCAAATGCACCTGCTGGAATAGAACATCGCCCAAAACTAAATCGTTATTCAAAATAGCCATATCGCCACCGCTACCAGTTTGATAAAGCATTATATCCTTCGTTTCCATTTGTTATTTTTTAAGTCCTGTTGTTGATTCAGTTTTTGCAGGGATTCCGTTAAAGTAGTTTTTACCATTAACCTTTACCCCTGCTGCATTTTCAGTATTTCCACTCAACACCACTTCAATTTCTTGTTTAGAAAATATTTTTAATAATTCGTTAGTAATACCTTGGTTTTTACCTGCCGTATTTTCAACATTCCCACCTGAAATAGCGGGTACAAGGCCTCCAAAAGTAGAAAAATTAGCCGCTCCTTGAAGCCCTGTGTAGCCTAACGTGGTTTCAGAGCCTAGTTTTGTTTTTACAGACTGTAAATCAGCAGCCATTTCTTTAAAAGGCGAACCCATCAAAGGCAATCTACCCATTATATTAAATATAGCGATCAAAGGAGATAATATCATATCCTCTAGCATTGTTCCAACGGATTCAATACCACTACCCCACCCCTCAAAAGCAAATTTATTATTAATATTATCAGAGTGTTTACTTATTTTATCCAGCAAAAGAGCAACCCAACCTAGTGGGCCAATACATAACCCTATCACTTCTTTCCAATCCTCCCAATGCTGAACCATATCAACTACAGCCCAAACGGCCGCTCCAAACAAAGCCAATGGCCATAAAGTAGCCCATATAGAAGCCGCTGCAAGAGTAGCCGCTGTAGCCGCACCCTCTAAGCCTAAAGACATAAACCAAACAGCCCCAGTATAAGCCTTAGTTGCGAACTCAACAATAGCTAAAGCCCTAGCATATCCTAGCGTGTAAAATGCGGCTACTTTTAAAGCCACGCCCATGGCCAAAACCCCCATTGTTAAATAAAACACAGCCTTGATTAATTTACCATTTTTTTCTGCCCATAGTGTAGTCTTTTGTATAACTGGCGAAATCACATCAACTAATTCACTTAATTTAGGTAGCAATTGGGTGCCAATCTTTATCGCTAACAACTGAACGGTAGCTTTTAAATCCATCCACCTCTTTGACAAAGTTGCGTTGTTTTTATTCGCTTTTTCTTGAGCATCGTTTAATCCTTTTATTTTTCCTAAAAATTCGGTAAACCCCTCTTTGTCGAAGTTCTGAAACAATGTATTAGCAGCTATAGAATTTATCCTTTTAAAGAAAAGCTCGGTCGCCCCTTTTGTTCCCGATAATTTTTTTAACTCTCTTAACCTAGCAGTCAAATCATTGGCATTATCGGTAACGAATTTAAAATCAACCCCTGCATCTTTTACCGCTCTCCATTTGTTTTTATCCCAAGTTTCCGTTGAAGAAATATCAAACAAAATATTTCTCAAACCTCGCCCAACGCCAGCAACAGGTAGCGATTTGACCAATGTTTGTATCAATGCAATTGATTCTTCTATATTTACATTAGCTCTAACGGCCTGTGCGCCAAATTGAGGTAATATGTCCGCTGTTTGAGCTATTGAGATACTACCAACTGTTTCTCCAGCGGATAATTTATTTACCACTCTATAAGCGTTCTCTGCGCTCATTCGGTAAATATTCATCATTTGAGTTAAGGAATTTATGGCTGGCTCTAATTCCATACTTGCCGCATCGGCCATTAATATACTTGCTTTTGTTATTTTTTGCAAAGCAACAGGATTATCTAAGTATTGCGACATTTTAGAACCTACAATTTCAAAAGATTTAGCTATATCAATAACAGATCGTTTTGTTTCTTTATGTAAATCTTCAATATATTTATTCATAGAGCCAACCTGTGTACCTGTAACAGCCGCTAGATTAGTAATCGCTTTCTCGTATTTCACAGCTTCACTGATCCCATACCCTAAACCAACCGCCATTGCTGCACCTGTGTACAGCATACCTGTACCCATATTATTCATTTTTCTGCTTGTTCGCATTGCGGCTGCTTGCGCTGTTTGTCCAAAAGCAGAAACGGTGCCAGTCATTCTATCAACAACGCTAGAAAACCTATCCACGGCAGTAAACACCGTTGGCACTCTCATTGCACTTAAAGCCATAAAATTTTATTTATTTTAGGTTAAAAAATAAAAACCTCCTTAAAGCATAAAACTATTAAGGAGGTCTTTTTCATTTTTTTTGCTTATTCATTTTATCTATCCGAACTAACTCTTTATACCAATACATTAATCCGTTAAAATCAAAATCATCACAAAACATTTTACTAATCGTTTCAGGTGGCCAATGGTAATAATCAACAATACTTTTTATAACATCGTTTATATCGCCATTAAACCACCTTACATAAAAAGCGATGCAATCTCAACGATAGTGTCGTAATCCCTTTTTTCAAGTTTATTAAGAACAGGTACAGACTGTCCTGTAATAAAAGCTATGTTTTGCAGCATCGCAGAGTATTGGTCAATTTTAATATCAATACCTTTCAAAATTGCCGCTTGATCCATTGGTGGGATTCTAGTTTTAAAGGTAATTACCCTCAAAAAAACCTCGCCTTTAACATCGGTTGCAGGCACATTCAAAGTATAAACAGGCTTGTTATCTTCTAAAACTAAATCCCCACCCAGCAAAGCTTTATATGCTTTTGGCATGAACTTTTTAATATGCGTGATGTTTTTTTCTTCAACAAGTTCCTCGTAATCCTCAACCCATTCTTTTACAAATGCCGTTAATTCTTGTACTGCAACCTCTTCACTAATTAAATTTTCTTTTTCCATTTTATTTTTATGTTAATTGTCTGTATTCGGCACAAGCGACTTTCAAAGTCATTGTTCCTACGTTTGAATCCGATTGAATATCGCCCACGATAACCCCATCATTGGTTGTGTAAGTTCGACCTGAAATAGAAACAAAAGTCCAAATTTGTGGCGATGTAGATTTGGTTAGCATATTTAAAACCTTTTCGGTGTCTTGCTCAACGGCAATTGGCCCCTCAATCATGGCTCTAAATTTATTTTTTTGAACTATAAGGGTGCCATCAGTAGTAATTTGGTTGGCATCATCATTGTTTCTAGTACCACCAGTATCTACGTTAAAAGATTCATTGGCTTTCGGCTTGAACCTGTAAGTAGTGCCTAAGTGCGTACACGTTGCACTTAACATATCTCCGCAAAAAATGCTCATATCTTTTTTATTTAAAAATTAATACTAAAAGCCCAAAACCATAGTGGTTGAACCAATCCTTGCTGTTCCTGTAATTTTCACAGGAAACTTGACGTCAAAACGATTAGGATTAACAGTTCCTACCGCTATTTGAGTGTTTTCCTTTGAGAAATCAGGGTCTAAAAGCAATCCTAAATCAGCTACTTCATCGTGATAAGCATAAACTATCGCTTTCCAATCCGAAGCTTGTATCGTTCCCGATACAGAAACCGTTTGGTCGTCTGCTATGATAGTTTTTCCTTTTAGGTTAATTTCTTCTTTCTCCTGGTAACGGTGTGAAAGATTCCATTGAACCATTAAATTACGCACATAGTTGAAGTGTGGGACAACTTCTCCTTCGGGGTGGTATGTAGTAACAAAATCTTGAATTACGTACTCTCCATTCTTTAAAATAACGGTAGAACAGCCGCCCTTAACC